AGCCACTCTGATAAGCCTACTAGCAGCCGCTAGAGAAAGGGTAAAACATGTTACGGTGCTCTAATCCAGTAGACGGGCTGAAACCTGGTATACAAATTTCGGCGATTTTTACCGATCATGTGCATACCAGTTATCCAGCTCAAACCTACCTCTTTCATTCACATTTCCCTTTTGATATTGAAGATATCAGAACCGTTTTCGGTTTTGATGCTTCTCCTATCTCATCGGATAATGTAATGATTGAGAGAGGTTTTATGTATGGTAAGTCTGAAGTTCCTTCCAGCGTCTTTGCCCGGAGATTATCCTTTATAAGAAATCTTCGAGCATTGTTCACTGATTGGAACTTCGGAGATATGGATGTTCATCCGCAAGATGATACTCCAATCATACATATCAACCCTGTTGGATCATTAATAGTCAATGACTATAATAGTCTAAGACTATATAGTGGTAATCCACTATTCTATGACCAAGAGGTTGTTGAAAGATTTACTGGTATTAAAGCTAGCATAAGTGAGATGTACCCAACTATTAGTTTAATCGAAGATGCTGATGATTTCGGCATCATTGGTTCTATTAATGATTGGGCACCGACGGTAGCACAGTACTCACCTTCGGGTGCGTACGATGCTGATACACCGTCGGGTTGGCAATACATACGCCAACCATATTTCTCTCATCGCAAGATAAATGCGATGCACTCGATTGTTTTCGGGTGGTATGCTAGAACCAACGCTAATATAGTTTATGTTGATGTATATAGGTATCAAGTTAAACTTGTACCTATTATACCTTCTCCTAAACTATTATTAGACACCAATTATGATCTTAATACTCTTTTTAATGTAACAATTAAACTGAGTACGAGATCACTTTGGTCATCGTCTGGTTCACCAAGTATTGATTATTGGGTTACCTATGGGCAACCCTTTGTTGGTACAATAGATCCTTATGCTGAGGATGATAATTCATCTTGGCAGAGTATCTATTGGTACACAGCAAATCTCGTAGCTACCAGTAAACCTGGTAGCTATGGGATTGAACCTTTCATTGGTCGTTACAATGGTATCTTACAAGATACTGGCGAAACAACCATTAAAAGATTCATAACCAATACAACATGTTATCTCGAAGATATTTATCCGATGTCATTCTTTTCTTCAAAAGATGCATTGGATACTATGTTCGAGACGAGTAAAGCGAACTATCTCGAAACTCTTGCGGAGTTTCGCGATTGTTTGGGTCTTTTCTCTGCTGTTAATATTATGAAGTTAATTCATCTTATATCAGTAGGGAAAGGTGGCATATCGATGCTTCTTGATATGCTATCAGACCTAAGCTTACTTTACTCATTCGGTATTAGGCCACTGATTTCTGATTCAGTTGAACTCCAGAGTATATTGAAACATCGTACGCACAGTATACATGATAAAATCATGCGATACGGTACTTACTATGGTCAATATAACTTTGAAGTTCCTAATACCGACGACCCTGAAGCACCCTTTGGTGGCGTGGCGAGATCTAAGCTAAGAATACGAATCCATCCGGATTCATATTGGCAGCATATCTTGCCACTTGCTTCGTATGGCCTTCTACCATCCCTCTCTAATATATGGGATTTGATCCCATATAGCTTTATCATCGATTATTTTGCAAAGATTGATGATAAATTAGAGTGGGCTGATGCTAGCATGATTATGTTAGCATTAACCACGGCTGAATCCTTCCACTCTGTCGCTATTGAGCATAGCTTCAATGTAGAAGAATTATCAAACCATGGTCTGGCTCCAGATGGTACCATGCCAAATGTCGATTTGCTTTATAGGTATTATGAAAGGTTCCATCTCTCAATGGTTCCTCCCGTTATGCCTACTCGACTTATTGGCTTTTCTGATATTACATTTCCATCTTGGACTGTAACATCAGGCTTACTGTATAAGTTTCTCTTTTGAGTAACTTACACATATAAGCAGCTCCATAGCTTTTAGCTATGTGTAACTAATATAGTTGACCAACATATTTAATGTGGGCTATATTGGTTACTTAAGTAGTAATCGTATTACTCGAAAGGAGTATACAATGACTATCACCATCAAGAACCTGGCCGATACTGCTAACGTCGACATTGCCGCTATTGCGGTTCCAGTGAAGACTAACTTTGTGTTAGTCGACACTAAAGTCGATGGTGTTAACAGGGAAGCCTTGTTCCAAAAGGTCACCGGCGATGAAGACAGCCCCATGACTGTTCGTATCGGGTTTTACCCGAACGATAAGGCTGAGGCTGGCTATGGTCGGACTAACCTCTCTATCAAAATTCAGTCTTACGTTTGTGAGACTGATTCTGAAGATGAGGAAGTTTCCAACCTGCCGTGCACGGCTACTTTAGCGACTAGTATGCCTGGTAAAAGTGGTGTCCCGAACTCGAGCGATATGCTCAAGCTCTTGGGCAACCTCTTTACGTGGATGGTCCCGGTTGTTTCTGGGGCTATCGACGATGGCGCGCTTGATCGCTTAAAGTTTGGTGTTGTGAATGATCTTAATACTTTGGTCGATACGGCCTCGGTATAAGGATCTAACGCACACCAATGTCGTGCTACATTCCTAGGGTCGAGATACCCTCTCTTGATGGGATTTTTCGTGTTAACCTCAACGATAATCCCTACAAGAACCACATATATAAGCACAAGAACAATTTCTACGTTGTTCAACTGCTTATATTATCGTGGACAGCGATGCTAGCGGACTCACCTATAGATCCTAAAAAGCCAAATAAATTAATACATAAGTTTATTATAAACCTGTGTATGAATTTATTTGATACTCTTAAGATCTATACACAATTATCTCATATTCTTACCAAAAGTGAGATTAGAGATAATTCTTCGATTAGTCGAAGCTTTCTTAAAGATATGAAAGATACTCCTATTTTTAGAGAGTACCTCCATTACTTTAAGACAGGTGATACGCAGTGTCTTCAATATATATTATCTTTCCTTAATTTTGGAAAGAAAATATATTATGAAGACGACGATCTTCAAGCTAGTGCCTTTCGCACATGGCTTGATGTAGAAGATCGCTTATCTGCGCTGGAGCTACCTGCATTCGTTGATAATTTATCCGTTATTATGGAATATATTTTCAGCGAATGGTCCACTGACTATTTCCTACCAAAACATGGTAGTGGAGCAGTTAGTGAACAAGGTATATGGGGTGTTACCCTTAAGAATCAGTTTATTAGTTATGACAATCGTGTTAACATGTTATACCTTAAAGGTAATAATACGTTTAACGATGTCGATGACTTTTCAACTGATCTGACTCCTGTTAGGTCAAACTCCGTTAGGTCACTTTGCCATAGTACTAAACCAGCTCGGTTGATGTTCGTACCAAAGGATTGGAAAAAGAAAAGGTCCATATGCATGGAACCTATCTCGCTCCAATGGGCTCAACAAGGAGTCCGCCTTTGGTATGAAACATATCTTCTAAAGAAAAGCTGTCTTAAAAGACATATTTTCTTAAGAGATCAGACGATGAATCAAAAAGGTGCATATTATGGGTCTTTGACCAATAATATGGACACAATTGACTTATCTTCTGCATCTGATTCAGTTGCTTGGGACTTAATACGATGTATTATGCCCACTAAGGTTTTAAAACACCTTCAAGCAACTAGAAGTTACAATGTTGTTTTACCTGATGATGCAATTATTTCTGTAAAGAAGTTTGCACCAATGGGTTCTGCACTATGTTTTCCAGTGCAGTCAACACTGTACGCAGCCATCGCAATGATGGTTGGACTGGCAAAGTACATTGGTCGTGATTGGCACCATGCTGGTATTTTTAATGATATTGATGTGAATTACATCTATAAGATGTGCTTTGCATCAAATCATTTTACAATACCTCGACGTGGTGCATATCATCCTTTTCTCGTTTATGGTGACGACATCATTTGTGATAAACAAATGACGTCCAACATCATCGAAGCCTTGATTTCCTTAGGTTTTGATGTGAATGTAGAGAAAACATATACCTCACATGATTGCTACCGTGAATCTTGCGGTAAGCATTTTATGAGGGGTAATGATGTTACTCCACTTCTATTCAGAACTAAGAAAATCTCCAAGAGGATTAGTATAGATAGTTTAGCTAGTGTAATTGAACTAGCAAACAACGCGGGGAAGTATGATTACGTATTTTTACGTAAACATATAATCCAATTCTTACTCTATTATCCTATTGAAGGAAAAATAGCTAAGAATATGCGCATAGATAATCGGAATCCGATACTTTTTAGTTCGAATTCTGATGATTCTATGTCTATACTAAGCAGTAATCCTCGTAATACACATTTGGTAATGCGTTGTTACGAGTCCAAGTCCTCTTCCTCTGGTAGTCATATTGACTATCAAAGAGATGAGTACTTGTCAATTACTGTTGGTCCACGCTATAAACGTAAATTGACATCAATAGATGATCAATATATGTATACAGTGTGGTGGCGTTCGCGGTACGACGTGGATGAACCACTATCTATTGATAGTGATCCTGTCGCAGCCGACGCGCGGGGTGCGCGCATCAAGTGGCGTTGGTCAGCCACTTGGTAGTACACCAACGAGTTTGG